AATCCTGAGACAACTGTCCTCGCCCATTACAGACTTTCAGGCTATACGGGTATGGGTATGAAGCCTGACAATTTTGCTATGGGTGCGTGGTCTTGTAGTGCTTGTCACGATTTAGTGGACGGCAGGGTTCAATCGGAGCACGACCGCCTCGCGCTGCGGCTCGCGCACAGCGAGGGTTGCCTGCGGACTATGGCTGAGGTCAGGCAGATGAAAGCGCGTGGTGAGTTAGATTAAGCGGTTTTTGTGCTATTCTTAGGCTGTACGGGGGCAGCAGAATTTAATTTTGAGACAAAAGACATTAACTTATACAACCACAAAGCATGTCAGAATCAATCCAAGTTACCCACGCTTTCGATATGTTTGTGGTGAAATCTATCGTCTGCGCAATGCAGATGCTTGTATTGAGCGCATTGAATATCGTGAAGTAAATGAAACCTTTTGTCATTCTAGCTCTACCACGAACGGGCACCCACATGCTGTGCAATGCACTGAAATCACATCCTGATATTGATGATGTTGTGCATGAGTTCAATGGCAGTGAGTCCGAGTTTTTAGAGCACCCGCAAATCCTCTCAAACTACGTCAAACCGTGGATGACAAGTCCGATAGTGCATATGTATCGCGAGAACGCTTGTGCGGGGGCCAGGTCGATGATGATGATGCACTATATGTTTCCTGATGGAGTGGTTGACCTTCCCGAAAGTGAGGTCATTGCGCTGGCGAAAAAGCGCAAGGAATGGGATGAGGAAATGCGTCAAGCTGCAGATTATTCGTTTAGTTACGAATCGTTATTAACGCAGGGGGTGGCCACTACATTGCCAGCAGCATTTTCGGGTAAGTTTCTGGATCACGTTGACTTGCCAAGACACGCACTGACAACCACAAATGGCAAAGCACATAAAATACAACTACGCAATGAGGCAAAAATTCAATGTCTCACCGTGTAGAGCGTGTTTTCAACCGCAGACTGCCGCGAGGTAGGGACACTGTTACAGTTCCCGTTCCTGCCGGTCACAGGAGAGTGCAGGTCGTTATTGATCGCACTGGGTTTGAGGATATAACCGTATTAACTGAAAATGTCTTCAAGGTAAGTATTTCTTCCCGCGCTCCCGGACCCCCAAACAGTCATTATTGCGGTGGCGCAACGTTCATCGGTGGCCGAATTGATACGGATGTTAGCAGTTTAAGATTGGGAACACGAATGCTGTGGTCAGTGCTTATAGTGCATTTGCCCGTAGACGCAAGCACCATGGCTGTTGAGGTTGATGCAATAATAGATTTTGACTGCTTGTTGCATGTGGACTTTATAGACTAATGGCTACTTACGGAAACATAGCATCTGCTGCTGCCGCTGGTGGTCCATCGTCCATAGACACCGGCAACTTAAACGTCACCGGCGCCAACCTTGCGCTTGTGTGCGGGTTTGCCGAAACAGATTCATCGGACATTACTGCAACATTTGCGTGGGACGTAGCTACGGCGAATGATGCCATGACGGGACAGTTTGCTGCGATTTCTTCGGGCACTTACATCGAAGTCGAGATGGAGTACCTGGATAATCCCACAGCCGTCAATTCAGTGGTAACTGCCTCTCTTTCTGGTACAACCGTCGATGGCGCTGTGTTTGCCGTGTTTGCCACTGATGCAGATGATATAGTTGGCACCGACGTTGCCACAGATAACTTTACAACCAATGGCACATCCGTATCGTCAACGGTGCCCAATGCTGTCGCTACTGATTTACTCGTTGATGTATTTGCTATTAGTCAACAGTTCACAATGACTGAGGGTGCCGATCAAACCAACAGAGTCGAGGTGGATTCTGTCACATTTCTGAGAATGGGCGTATCGACTCAGGACGGCGCTGATGGTGGCGTTATGTCTTGGACCTGCACTGATCCTATTTATGGTGGTGGGCACATTGGTGTGAGAATCCCAGGATTCGGTGCTGCGGGTAACCCAAAAGGGCCTCTATCTGGTGTACCATTACATGGTGTACTTGCAGGACCAATAGGATGAAAACATGAATTATGTTGGTGATTTTGCTGTCGGACAAACCGTATTTATATGGTTTAATACTTTCGACTCCAACGATCCGTCTGCATCCGTTACGGTCACTGACTTAACTGATACAGATACGGTTATTTACCGGGACGATAGCCTGACGCAGAGGGCGAACACTGCCGGCATGACGATTGACATCGATGTTGATACGTTTGCCGGTGTACACAAACTGACCATAGATACAGCAGATAACACTGTTCCCGACTTTTATGAGGCTGGGCACGATTATTCTGTTGTGGCCGTTGGCGCTACTGTCGATGGTGCAACTGGTGGGATTAATGCGGTTATAGGCACTTTCAGTATTGCCAACCGCAGGCAAGCCGGTGAGATGTGTCGCAGTGCGATCACCACCCTTGCATCCCAGACTTCATTCACACTGGATACCGGAACCGCATCAGCGCAAAACGATGCATATAATAACTGCACGATAATCGTTACGGATCAAACCACAAGAATACAGAAAGCGGTTGGATATATTAGTGATTACACAGGAGCGACACGGACAGTAACATTGCGTGATGCGCCGTTAGCCACCGGTTATACAATGGCTGTTGCCGATAGTGTTGAGATATTCGCTAATTCCGCATTTGCTAATGTAGATTCAATCAAGGCCACAGATCAAACGGCAAACGATAACGGTGCTGATATTAATGCCATACTCTTGGATACCGCTGAGATAGGAACCGCTGGTGCAGGACTAACTAATCTTGGCGCAAGCGGTAACGACTGGAATACGGTAGTACCAGATGCCGCAGGAGTAGCACCAACCGCAGCAGAGATCGAAACAGAGATATGGGATGCGCTGCAATCAGCTCACGTTGTACCGGCTAGTATGGGTATTATTGCATCCGAGATAGCAACCATAGATGGCAAGGTTGACACAGCCCAGCTCGACCTGGACACCATCACAGGAACAGCAGGCGTTCTCATAGGCACAGACGCGGCCAACGTAACAGAGATTTCTGATGCGGTGTGGGATGAAGACGCAACGGGGCACCAGACTCAAGGAACCTTTGGGCAGGCAATCGGTGATCCTGCCGCAGACGCAACGACAATTTATCAGGCGGTCGCCACTGATGCTACTGGTGATAATGTGGCGATTGATGTTGTTGCAGTCAAGGCTGAAACTGCGTTAATTGTTGCCGATACCAACGAACTTCAGACTGACAATGTACCGGGGTTGATTGCAACAGCGCAGGCAGACCTTGATGTTATTACCGGGGCAACGGGTGTTAATCTGCTGAATGCTACGCAGGCTAGCATTGATGCGATTGAGGTTGATACCGGGACAACGCTCGATGCGGCGTTAGCTGTTGTTGATGCTAATGTTGACACAATGGTTGCAGGGCTTGTGACGGGTGCATTTGAGGGAACACCCACCACCACTGTGATGCAGACCAATCTAGCCGAAGCAACAGATAACCATTACAACGGTGCTGTGCTTATCATCACATCAGGCAACGGACTAGACCAAAGAACAGATATTACTGATTATACGGGTGCAACCGGAACGCTGACCGTAACAGCGGTGGCAACAGCGCCGGTAGCAACGGACACATTCAAGATAGTCTGACATGGCGTATCTAGATGCTGTGTCAAGGATGGGGCTGGAAGGTAGCCCCGCAAGGCAATATGCAGGCTTTGCGGCAACCGCATCAGCGGCAATCACAGGCGGTATAACAGAAGCACAAGCAGTTGCAGGTGGACAGACCTTTACGGCTGAATTACCCGCTGACACGTATCTGGCTGCGGGTACAGGCCCAATAGGGACAGAAGCTAACACTCAAGCCCTTATAGACGGCATTGTGAGCGCACAGGGTGAGGCGGCAGGCTGGAACGCTGTCAGATCAAGTATTGCCGTAACTGACATTACACGGACTTCAGACACAGTAGCCACCCTAACGCTCCCGGCCCTTGCTTACTCGATAACCGCTGATGAAACCCTGACCTGGACGATCCCGGCTGAGGCAATAGCGGGTGCCAGCCCTATCATTGGCGCGCCTACAATCACCATCACGAATGCTGCTGAAGCAGTGCCGGAGGTTACGGGTGGTGGATGGGCAGCGCTTAACTGGTATGACGGTTATAGGCAGAAAAAGCGCAGGAGGGAAAAAAGGCGCGATGAAATTCTTGAGGAAATTGAGGAAATCATCGATGAGACAGATTCTGAAATAGCCCAACTACTGCACAAACAGATAGAAGTTGCTGCCAGGGAGGTAGAATTAGCCGAACTTGAGGCTATGGTTCAATCGAGCTATACCAGAAAGCAGGTTGAAAAGGCGGCTGAATACAGTGACAACGTAGCAAAGGCTTATGTCCGGGCCGCAGTACAGGCAAACTTCTCTGCCGTTGAGGCATTTGAGCGTGAGATGGAGCAGGTACGGGAAGATGAAGAATTCCTGTTGTTGGCAGTGGCACTACTACAGTGATTATATCGGTCCCACATTCGGGCACTCGTTCACTCAGGGAGCACCTGGGGGCAGATAGTTATTGGCACTGGGGACTAAACGACACAGACATAAACGCATTCACAGGTCATGCCGACATACCGATACGAAATCCTGTAGACATAGCACGATCCTGGGATGCCCGATATCCCACTGAAGAACATAAGGGCGCCGACGATATGCTGCAGTGCATGGACAGCATGATGGCGTTCATTACTGGGCATCCAAACCATAAACTATGGCGATGTGAAGACCTGCCGGCCAATATTGGTAGGGGACCAGATAAAACAAATGAACCAACAGCACGAACAGTAGCACTGAAATTATGGCTGTCTGGTGCTAATATGACATTCTACGAACAGCATTATCCTGACCTACAGAGGCAAATCTAATGGCTGACCAGGTAGAAATACAACTACCGAAGACCCGATTCTCTGAGGGCACTAACTTCACTGCACTGGTAAAGTTCAGAGACAGGGCAACGCTGGCAGCATCAACACCAACAACAGTGCATTACCGTGTCGATGACCTGACGGGCAGCACAAAGATAACAGACTGGACATCAGTCTCAGCAGCAGCAAGTGTCAGCATTGCTCTTAACTCAACCCACAACTCCATACAAGGACACTCAAACCGGGTAGAACGAAAGCAACTACTGGTGAAAGCTGATAACGGTTTAAGCACACAAGCCATCGGTCAAGTCGTTTGGCAAGTGGTAAACCATTACGGAATAGGCACCTGATGGCGGCAAGACTCAATAAACGCACAGCAGGTCAAAGCAGGGACCATATCCAGACCATTCAGCTTATAAAACTGGTGCAAGAACATGCACTTAGGGATACTGAATTGAGTGTAACCCGAATAAAGGCTGCTGATATGCTATTGAGGAAGACGTTGCCTGACCTGAAGGTCACAGAACATACCGGAGAACTAAAGCACTTATTCCCTGAGAACGTTGGTGTGATTGGCTATGTAGGTGATGATGGACCTGATCCAGAAGATACCGCTTAAATTAGTGCCATTCTTTACCGAGCGTCACAGATACAAAGTGGCATATGGTGGTCGAGGATCCGGTAAGACCGTAACAGTGGCCCAGATACTGCTCTTGCTTGCCTACGCATTCAAACTGCGCATCCTGTGTACAAGGGAAATCCAGAAGACAATCCGTGAATCAGTCCACCAGGTTCTGTGTGATGAGATAGCCCGCCTCAAGTTAGAAGACTTCTTCATCATCAAGAATGATTCCATTGTTGGGTTGAACGGTTCCGAGTTTATATTCTCTGGTATACGGTCAATGGACGTTGCCAAGTTGAAATCACTTCATGGGGTGCATATTGCATGGGTCGAAGAGGCTCAGGTTGTCAGTGATAAAAGCTGGAGTGTATTAATACCAACAATCCGGGCAGAGCATCCGAAGTTTGGAGCATCCGAGATATGGGCTACTTTTAATCCAGAACTAGATACTGACCCAACCTACATACGCCTGGTCGAGAACCCACCACCAGACAGTTACGTCACCAAGATTAATCACACGGATAACCCGTTTTTTCCTGAGATACTCGAACAAGAGCGTAAATACCTGCAGGACACTGACAAATCACATAGCAAGGCCATATATCTTCATACATGGGAGGGCCGGTGTTTGCCGGCAGTGGCTGGGGCAATATTCGCAAATGAGGTGGCTCAACTGTTCGAGAACAGCAGGGTACGCCCGCTCGACTATGACAGCAGTGGATTGGTCTACGGTGTGATGGATTTAGGTTGGGGTGTGATGTCACTGATACTGGTGCAGCGGTTTGCCTCGACTGTGCAGATTATTGGCTATTACGAGTACACACACACTACCTATGAGCAGATGACCCGTGAGCTTGAGGCATTGCCGTATCGATGGGGTAAGATGTTCATGCCGCACGATGCCAGCCACAAAGACCCGAAGTACGGTAAGAGTCACTTTGATGTGATGGAAGAGTTGGGGTGGAATACTGAGCAGATACCTCAGATTGGGGTTGAGAATTACATCTCACTGGGCCGGGATATGTTCCAGAACCTGTACATATCAGACGGTGATGACTGCAGGGGGCTGATACACTGCCTGCGACGATGGAAGAGACAGATACCGGCAACCACAGACCATCCTGGTGCGCCGATGAAGGATGAGTTCTCTCATGGTAGTGAGGCATATTGTTATACTGCTGTTGTTGCAGACAGTCTGGTGAATGATAATGCGATTATTGACAACCCATACAAGGGGTTTGAAAGTGGATACGCAGCATAATGGTTGACATGAGAAGGAAGGCAAACAAGGACTTGCTGGTCAAGATACGTGGCAGGTATACCATCATGTTCGATGCAGACCATGAGAACCGCTTGCAGGGCATGCAGGATCTGAAATTTGCACTGATTCCTGGCTGGCAATGGGAAGACAACATGAAGCAGGAGCGCGGTCTGCGTCCCTGTTACGAGTTCAATAAGCTAAGGCCGTACGGCAAGAGAATTATAAATGAGATGCGCGCCAACAGACCGCAGGGCAAGGTTCGTGCAGTCGAAGGCGGCGATGTCCAAATCGCAGAAATCAACGAGGGTCTTGTCAGAAATATCTGGAATGTTTCTGATGGAGATACTGTAATTGACTACCAGGCTGAGTATCAAGTCAACGCAGGGTTTGGTGCATGGCGTGTTGATACTGAATACGCTGATGATAGTATGTTCGAGCAGGACATCTGCATCAAGTCGATTGAGAACCCGTTTTGCTTGTATTGGGATCCATCGGCAAAGGATTCATTAAAGCGTGATGCTGAAGACTGGATCCTGACTGAGAAGGTTTCACACCGTGCATTTGAAGCCAAGTACGGCGCAAAGGCAGAGAAGAACAACTTTGAAGATGCATTAGAGTTCGATGATGACGAGGACTGGCAAGACGATGACACGGTGCGTGTGGCAGAATATTGGTACAAGCAACCTCACAAAAAGGAAATTTGGAAAGTACAGATTGATGATGATGTACTGGTGGTTGATTCCGAGTCGGATGAAGCTCGTGGTATTCCAAAGAAGGCAATTATTGAACGTCGTGAGGTAATGACCAACAAGATCATGTGGTGCGTTGTCTCTGGTAGCGCCATTCTTGAGGGGCCGTCTGAGTGGGCTGGCAGATACTTCCCGTTCGTGGTGGTGTTCGGTGATTACGTTGTTATTGATGGCAGACCGTATTGGTGGGGCTTGCCTCGATTTGCAAAAGACGCACAGCGCTCATACAACATCAGCCGCACAGCTATTGAGGAATTGATCGCCCAAGCACCCAAGTCGGTATATTGGGCAACACCAGACCAGGCTAAGGGGTTGACTGACCAGTGGGCAACGGCACACAAGAAGAACCTGCCGTACATGCTCTACAATCCTGACCCGAAGTCGCCCGGACCACCACAGCGAATGGGTGGTGCTGATATCCCGATGGCCCTTATGCAGCAGGCAGCGATTGACTCTGAAGACTTAAAAGAGGTTATTGGATTACCCGACGCTTCAATGGGTCGTAGTGGTGATGAAAAGTCAGGACGGGCTATATATGCACGACAGCAGCAGGGACAGATAGCAACGTTCAACTTTCCTGATAACCAGGCTAAGGGTATTGGCAGGACATATGAAATCATTATTGACCTGATTCCTGAGGTTTATGACACAGAGCGAGAACTTCGTGTACTCGGATCCGATGGTTCTGAGAGTTATGTTGAGGTCAACAAGGTGGTGTTCGACCCTAAGTCGAATCGATCAGTACGTGTGAACGATTTGGCACAGGGCAAGTATGATTATGTGATTACCTCAGGTCCGAGTTTCAGCACATTACGGCAGGAAGCTGCAGAGACTTACATGTCACTCACACAAGGCATGCCCGAACTGATGGGTGTGGCTGGTGATTTGATTATGAAGTCGATGGACCTGCCATATGCTGAAGATATTTCTGACAGGTTGAAGACACTGCTGCCACCGCAGATACAGCAGATGATTGATAAGGACAAGGACATCCCGCCAGAGGTGCAGCAGATGATGGGTCAGGCCCAACAAGCCATGCAACAGGTCCAGGAATACGGTCAGTTGGTGCAGGCAGCGGCTCAAGAACTTGAAGAAGAGAAGTCTGTCAGTGAGCAGAAGAAGGCTGAGATTCGTACAGAGCTAGCACAACTCAAGCAGGCAGAGGCTGAATTCAATGCTCGTATTGCGCAGGAAATGTCGAAACTGGTGAAAGAGGGCGCCAACCTGACGCAGAAAGAGGCTAATCTTGTCATCAAGGGTGCCGAGGTGAAGGAGTCTGCAGTGGCTGCCGGCATTGACTTACAGCAACGTGATGCTGGTGCTACGGAACTAGCTGGCAAGGTTGACGAGATACTTTCCCAATTCATGGTGCAGGCAGACCAGGCTATTGGTGCGATGCGGCAGCAGCAGGCAGAGGCTAACATGAAGATCAATCGCAAGGTGATTGGTGGCGCAGTCCACAGGGATGGTGGTAGACTCACCGCAGATATACAACTTGATGATGGCACCACGAAGAGTATCAGTGCTGTCAGAGAACAAGGTGATTTAAGGATAGTTCCTGACTCCGAGGAATGATCGGAGGTTAAAATTCGCCGGGAGGCGCAACACTTGAGGGTGTATCCAGATGGCAGAAGTAGATGAAGGGTTTGTAGCAACGGATCCTAATTTTGGTGCAGACGCGAGTTCGGAAACGGCTGAAGAACCTGTAGAGGTGGATGCCGAAGCAGCAGAGGCAGAACCGGAACCGGAAAGCGAAGGTGACTCACCATCACCCGACGAGCAAAACGTCGAGGAAAAAAGTGATACGTTTCAAAAGCGTATAGACAAACTGACTGGAAGTTTCAGGGAATCTGAGAGAGAGGGTGATGCTCTACGGCAGGCAGGTTTAGCGAAGGATAAGCGAATAGCTGAACTGGAGCAGCAGGCCGAGCCGCAGGAACAAACCAAAACCCTTGCAGACTTTGACTTCAATGAAGACAACTACAGGGCATATGTGTTTGATGAGGCTCGCTCAATTGCTGAGAAAACAACAAAGCGAGTGCTACAGGAACAGCAAACGGCAAGCTGGGTTGATGAGGTCACAGAGAAGTTTGCACAAAGAGAGAATGATTTTGCCAAAACTGTTGATGACTATCTTGAGGTAACACGAGACAAGAGTCTTAAAATCAGCGACCAGATGGCAGAGGAAATACGTAACCTTGATATAGGCCCACAAATGGCTTATCACCTGGCTAACAACCCGGACGAGGCAAGTCGTATATCCAAACTGTCAGACCGTGAAGCTGTACGGGAAATGCAGTTGCTTGAGACAACTATGCGTTCGGAGATGGCAAAGGCAAGCAAGAAGGTCAGTGATGCGCCGCCGCCGCCGGCAAAGATTCAGGGAAGGGAACCCGGAATAAAGACGGCGACTACCGACCCGCGTTCGGACAAGATGTCGGATGCGGAGTGGTTCGCAGCGGAAGACAAAAGGTTAGCAAAACTGAGAGGTTAGCCACATGGCTAGTACTACAATTCTCACGCCAACCATGATCACGCGAAAAGCGTTGGACGTTCTGCACCAGAAGTTGAATTTTGTTGGTAACGTCAATCGCCAGTACGATGATCGGTTTGCTGAGACAGGCGCGAAGATCGGAACCAGTCTTAATATCCGCATGCCTCCGAAGTATGTAGTTAAGACCGGTGCCAGCATTTCGCACCAAGACCACACTGAAAGGTCAACCCCGTTGACGGTCAGCAGCCAGTACCACGTAGACGTTTCGTTTACTACGGTTGAACTGACGATGGACCTGGATGACTTTTCTGATCGTGTGATTGACCCGGCAATGGCACAGTTGGCCGCGAAGATTGAAGGTGATGCATTTGCTGTCGCCTACAAGCTCGTGAACAATTACACCAATGCCACCACAGATGCGTTGATGACTTACAAGGCATTCCAGCAGGGTGGTGCTAACATCACCAACCAACTGGCGCCGCTGTCACAGCGTTGTGCTTGTCTGTCTCCTGACTCACAGGTTGAATTTAATGATGCCGTCAAGGGTCTTTTTCAATCCCAGGAGAACATTCGCAAGCAATACCGTGAAGGTATGATGGGTCGCACGGGTGGTTTCGATGTGTATGAAAATACACTTGTTCCAAGTCACACCACGGGTTCATTTGCTGGTTCTGCCGTTACCAACGGCACAGCATTGGGAACGGCTACGACTACTGCAAACACCTGGGTATCCCAGACCGACTTGTCAATTGATGGTGCTACATCGACCACAAATCTGACTGCCGGGGACATTATAACGATGTCCGGCGTTTACGATGTCCATCCCGAAACCAAGACATCCCGTGGCAAACTCAAGTCGTTTGTTGTTCAGACTGCGGTCACACTTACGACTGCTGCAACGGCATACACAGTAACGGTCAAGCCTGGATTCATTTATGGATCCGGAAACGCTTACCAGAACTGTGCCCTGAGTGGTGTTTCTGATACGGATGGACTGACCTGTACCCTGATTGGTGCGGTGTCCAGTGGCTTCGGTCAGGACTTGCAATTCCATAAGGATGCCTTCGTATTTGCGACGGCTGATCTTGAGGATGTATCACGTTATGGTGCCTGGGGTGCTCGCGCCCAGAAAGACGGCATCAGCATGCGTGTTGCAAGGCAGTACACGATTGCGGACGATTCTGTCCCGTGTCGTATTGATGTGTTGTGGGGATTTGCGGGTTTGTACCCGGAACTTGCCAATCGACACATGTATGAACTCGACCTACTCTGAGGTTGATTCTGGTGGCCCCTTCGGGGGCCATCCTTTTGGAATGCGGTATGAAGAAGAACGAGAAGAAAGAAATCTCCCACGTTTACGTAGCTACACCGGCATATGATGGCAAGGTCGATTGTGATTTTGCCTCATCGCTGGCTAATGCTGCGTTTGGTTGTGCTGTACTTGGTGTGAGAATGACTGCAGCAACGATGGGCAATAGTTGCTTTATTGACCTGGCGCGCAACATGTTCGTGAGGATATTTCTTGAGGAACACAAAGACTGTACGCACCTGTTCTTTGTTGACAGTGACCTGAAGTTTGAAACACGGGCACTACCTGAACTGGTACGAAACTGCACCCCGGAACGTCCCGTTGTTGCTGGTGCATACCGGCGCAGGAATGCAGACGTTGAGGACTATCCGATTGTGTGGGCGCCACATCCTGATATGAAGGGTGAGAACGGTGAGGACACTTTATGGCTTGATGATGATGACTGGTTACAGGCCGACAGGGTGGCAACAGGATTCTTGTGCATACGGCGTGAGATTCTTGAGGAAATGGCAGCAGATGCCGACAAGATAATCGTGCAGAACCAGGCACCTATTCCGCGATTGTTCTATACCTACATCGATGATGAGGGACGTTTTGTTGGTGAGGACTTTGCATGGTGTACAGACTACGTAAACCGCTACAAGAAGAAGATAAGCGTGTGGACTGACTTTGACTTTGAGCATGGCAAGTTACCGTGTAATTACGCCAAGTGGCTACGTCGTGAGGTTGAGAAATTCAAGTGGAACCGTGAGAACATTGAGCCGAAGCTAGGTCAAAAGCGCAGGGGAGTGGCGTAATGGAATTATTGATTGGTTGCGGAAACCAACGCAAGAAGCAGGTCACTATCCCTGATATACCAAAGCAGTGGACTGAACTTGTGACACTGGATATCGATGAGGCATGCAAGCCAACCTGTTGTCATGACTTAACTGACCTGCCGCTACCGTTCGATGATGATATGTTTGATGAAATACACGCCTACGAGGTTTTGGAGCATACCGGCGCACAGGGTGACTGGAAGTTCTTCTTCAACCAGTTCTATGAGTTCTGGCGCATATTAAAGCCCGGAGGTTATTTGATTGGTACATGTCCGATGTGGGATTCGATGTGGGCCTGGGGGGATCCGGGTCACACAAGGATTATCAGTTCAGGTTCTCTGGTGTTCCTGTCGCAGAAAGAATACGTCGCCCAGGTGGGCAAGAATGCGATGACAGATTATCGTGCTTACTGGGAGGGTGACTTTGACCTGGTTGGCAAAGAGGAATCAGAGGAAACGTTTGGGTTTGTGTTGCAAGCAGTGAAGTGACCGACTTTTTCGATGAGTTGGAGAAGACATCGACGGATTATTTCGATGAAATGCGTACCAACTACATGGACCAGCCCAACGAGATAAGTCTGGAAACGTTCTCGTACTGCAACGCAGCGTGTACTTTTTGCCCTTATCCGGTGCTGGAGCGCAAGGGCGATAGAATGCCTGATGAGTTGATTGACCGGGTTATTGGTGAGATGTCCGGGTTCCAGGTGCCGTTCTACTTCTCGCCATTCAAGGTAAACGAACCTTTACTCGACACAAGGCTTGAGAGTATTTGCAGGCGTGTTGATGCCGAAACAATAGCCGGCATACGGATATTCACCAATGGGGCAGCCTTAACGCAGCGTCATATTGACTGGATTGGGTCTTTGGGCCGATTACAGCACCTGTGGATATCGTTGAACTATACGGACCCTGCTGAGTATGAGCGGGTTATGGGTTTACCGTTCGAGAAGACAGTAAAAAGGCTTGATAACCTGCACGGGCAGGGCTTTCCACACGAGGTGGTGTTAAGTACTGTCGGCTTTCCCAATGAGGTCTTCAGGAATTACTGCTTTGACCGCTGGCCTGAATTTACCTCGGTTGCAATACAAAAGTCTGAGTGGTTGGGGTACACTAACTCCCAGGTCGATACTGTGCCGGTGACGCCGTGCGATAGGTGGTTTGAATTATCGGTGATGTCCTCTGGTGTAGTGTCGTTGTGCTGTATGGATGGTGAGGGGCAGTTCCCATTGGGAGATATCACCAGGCAGACTCTTTTAGAGGTATATAATTCGCCCAACTGGCGACGAAGGAGGGAGCAGATGTTAAGCCGGCAGGCTTATCCTGCCTGTGAAGTCTGCACATACTAGATGTCAATCACAAATGTAGAGGTCATCGATGATGCGTTAAAAAGCCTCAATGTCATATCCGAGGTTGCAACGGCATCATCCGAACAGGGAAAATACGTACTGACAAAACTCAACCAGATGATGGAAATGTGGCGTGAAGATGGCATTTCTATTGGTTTTTTCCCCCAGTCTGTGACTACAGACACCTGTCCAATCCCTGATTATGCTGAACTTGCCGTTATTTCATCACTGTCGGTTGTTATTGCGCCCAAGTACGGTGCGACATTATCCCAGGAACTGGTTGCGGTTATTGACAGGAGTTATACGGCGCTGTTGAGAAAGTCGCTGTACGAGAAACTAGACAACACCGATATGTCACATCTGCCGATTGGTCAGGGCCATTTTGGCACACGGTACGACATCACGACTGATAACTAATGGCTCAAGCACAACAAGATTTTCTTGCCATACCCGGTGTTGAATCACTGCTGAACCACAGCAAGGCTAATGTGCGGTCTGGTAATACACTGAGACGCTTGAATGGTCAGACATCCAGCATATCGTCAAGGACGTTCAGTGATGGTCAGTACGAGTACTTGGTGCCGACGATATACGATGGTAGACAGGTTTCAGATGATGAGGCATGGAGTCGTGCTCAACAGCAGATGGCAAATGGTGTGGTCTTTCCGACTGCGCCGGCAGGACAACACGGTCAACTTGATGCTTTGAGCGAACAAATTTCAGCACATCTTGGAACGTTGGACCTGAATAACACAACAAAGGCTAAGGGCTTAAAGCGCAAGCAGAAGAACCTTTTCGATGCGGACGATGCTTCGTTCATGGACATGGTCAAAGGTGTCAGCACTGTAACCAACGCATTCATCCAGGACAAGGTTGGTGATTACGGTGCATTGGCTGGAAATGCCATGACGATGGGCACAGCACTTGTTGGTCAGACGGGTGGTGCCCTAATGGGACTCGCTACCATGTCAGCACCACAGAGAGATTCATCCGGTGCTTATATCGAGGGTACTGGTCGTGGGCTTGACCACGTTGCCCAGTCTATTGAGGCGGGTGGCGAGAAGATGGCGTTCATGCCGAACGAAGATGACCCTCTGTACGACAAGCAGATGAATAACCTTGCTACTGCTGGCACTGCTATGGAGAGGCTTGCTGAGAAGTTATTGCCATACCGTGAGGCATACGAACGCAAGGCAGCAGAGATGGGCATACCGATGGAGGTTGCTGCTGCGATTTGGACTCTGGGTATTGTAGGTGCAGAAACAATAAGCCCGAGCAAATTCGTACCCAAGGGCGCACTGGTTCGGTTTGCCAAGGAAGCACAGGTGTTCAAGGCCAGGATGGCGAAAGACACTGGTATTGATATTGATGCACTGGGTCCGATCTTTGATAACGTCAAGTCTACGCCAAAACCTGATGTACAAGCAGCAGACGTACCACGACTTCCAGCACCTGAAGGACTCCCCGAGTTCAAGACAGATGTAGCGGATAACGCACTAGCGGGTAAGGTGACTGCATATCACGGAACGAGGGCAGAGCCATTCGATAAATTTGAAACTCAAGGCAATGCTAATCAGAGAGTTCAAGGTGCTTATTTTACAAAAACAGAAAAGTCTGCAGAAAAGTGGGCAGGACTTACAAGCCCAACCGCAAAACAAGGCAGAGTCATTCAGTCTGAAATAGACTTGAAGAACCCAGCCGGCAGAGAAGTGCTTGATGAGATTGGGTATGGTTTGCGCGGTGATGAGATGCGTGAAGAGTTAATCAGGCGAGGATACGATGGTGTCATTGATGACTCAATGGATGAGATTATTGCATTTTATCCAGAACAAATAACTCAAAAGCCATCATCCAACGCACTCAAGTCACCCGGTGATAAGGAACGCGGATCCATAAAAGTAACGGACGATGATACGAAGGGGCTGAATGCTCTGGAGACTACTGCTACACGGTCAGCAGCAACGACAACAAAGAAAAAAACCAAGAAGAAACGTCAACCAGCACTCGGTACGTTGTTTGATGAAATATACGATTACAATACCGCACAAAAGATGGCAGAGAGGGGTAAACATCTTCGGCGTGATAAGACAGGAAAGTACACTGGTAGTCCTGATGTAACTAGTCCGCAAGAACTTGGTGCATTGCGAAAGAAGATAGATAAGTTGGTCGATGAAGGTTCGTTTAATATGGATTGGTACGAAAGGGCAAGGAAGACTGCTGTACGGTTTTATCCAAACGACCCGGCTATGCAGGAGTTATTTGCCAGGGGCGCAGCAGCATATAGCCCACAAGCTGATCCTGGTAACGAACTGCTTGCGTTTTTGACACAACACAACACAAGAATGCTAACCGGTGAAACCGTACAACCCAGAACTGGGGCGCAGTCAAGAAATGTTGACCGTGCTTATAGAAATGCACCCGACGAGGTTAATCCTGAGTCAATCAAATTGGGGCCGAAGACCGGACCTTACGGTGATGCGAAGAACCCAGTCATCCCTGAAGCAGACCTGTACAAGACAGCAAACGATATTTGGCATGGTCGAGTGATGGGTTATGGGGAAGATTTTGACCGAGGCTTTACGGCAACCGAACACAACTACCTGACGGGTGAGAATATTCTTCTCGCCCAGAGGGCAGAGGCGCGGGACGCAGCAAGTGGCACTACAAGATCAACTCAATGGTCACCCAGGGCAGGACAAGCAGCAACCTGGGGTGCGAAGCGCAAAGAGAAATTCATCGACAAAGAATTGGCAAAGGTCGAGAAGAAGAACAAAGAATTAAGGTCTGCAAAACCACCGAAGTCTTACAAGACTGAAGAGGCTATTGCCAAATGGCAGACCAGGCAGGATGCAAAGATTGTTGATACTAAAGACGCGGAATACGTTGCTGACCTGGACGCTCGAGCGGAGGCGTATGCAAGGTTTGGAATTGACGATGCTGCTGCTAGGCATAGTGCGTATCAGACGAGTGAGGCAAGGACTGGTGAGTCTGTCAATCATTTGAAGATGGACGATAGTGAAACTGATTTGATTGCCTCGTACACGGATCTGGTGCGTGACCAGGCTATGAAAAGGCAATCAATGGCAGATGACCTTAAATTGTACTCTGCCGATGCTGTCGAAACGTCAGGTTATTACACCAATTCTGCCGGCGAAGTCGAACTAAACCCAGGCTATGCTCATCCGATTCTGGTCAGTTCAGATGTTAAGGGAACACCAAAGGTGCGAGATGCTGACCGTGCCTTTCTTGATTACGTGACGCAGGTTGATGCAACCCTTACCGGGCAGGAAGCAGGGGCATGGTCGAAGTTCTTTCCGCAAGGTATGGGTAAGCAGAAGGTCGGCGATATGAACGCAGTTATGGTCGAGCATGGTCCGATGACTGAGAAGACGTTCAAGCAATTGCAGGACATTGCTGAAAAGGCCGATGCTCAAATTGTCAATTACGGTGATGTGACGATGTTTGTCAGGTTCGGTGATGCTGGACCCATACCAGGAACGACTAAGCAGATAAAGGTAGCGGTTGCTGCCGCCGGCACTGATTGGAAGGCAGCACCAGGAACGCTAGACAGTGGCTACCAACCCACCGGACTGGGCAGGGGTCATCCGAGGACCAACGCATTCAAGCCTGACCAACACGAAGCAACGAATGCTTTACTTGATGCAGCAGATCAGGCAGAGCAGACTGTGCCGAATATTGCCGGCAGAACTGCTGATGCGGTTTCTGCTAAAGCAAAGGCAATGAACGAGATTGATGCAGCAGTGGCAAAAGCATCAGGCAAGGCGCAACGTGAAGACCTTGTTAAACTTCGCGGGATACTCGCTGATGGAGGTATCCCGGCACTTCGGGACTATGTCAGGAAGTACGGAAAGGCTGGCTTGCCGGCTGTCCTTTTGGCTTTACTTTCTTCCCAGAACCAGAACTCTTTGGTTGAGGAGACATAGCCCGTGCAGATACAGAACCAGCAGGAGGTTTCATCATACTGGCTTGCTCGTAGTAGGTTTTTACCCATCGTGCCACAACGTACTCCCTGCGTTCAACGCACTCATACAGGAATTTTAGCATAATACTGATGAAGATTTCGCTCCCAATTCACTCCTACGAACTACGCTCAAGCCCAGCGAGTTCATCTCGCCTGGTGAACTGTTTTGCCGAGCAACTCCCACCTGACGCTAGAAACCCCGTAGCGATTACCCGTGCGCCTGGTATCAAAGCATGGACAACGGTCGGTAGCGGCCCCATACGCGGCATGTACGCCGCTCCTATTGAGCTAACGACGGGTCAGGCTGAGAACCTGTACGTTGTATCAGGATCTGAGCTTTATTGGGTCAATTCTGCAGGTACAGCAACCTTAATCGGCAATGTTGGCTACCCGGCCAGGATCGATATGGCATCCAATACCACCCATGTTGTGGTGGTGAATGAGCCGAGGGGTTATCACTGGCGCGGCAAACTGACCGGAACTCATACAGGACTTGCCAATAATGCCACGGTAATGATTGACTCCACAGCAGATTTCCCGGTCAGCAAGCAAACTGATTTGGGTGAGTTAATCGGTGAGACTATATCCAATACCACGGATGGATCCAGTGGCGTGATAACCGCTAATGACAAACTCAGCATCACGGTAGAAGCATTGGTTGGTGGCACGGACAATGACTGGGATGTATCCGATGCTTATACCATCGACACCTTTGATGAAATAACCGACGCTGACTTTGTTGCAAATGGTGGGGCCGGCGACGTTGAGTTCATTGATGACTTTCTGTTGTTTAGGGCACCTGATTCCGGGTTCTTCTTCCTGGCAGATATTGGTTCGGCATCATCTTTTGATGCGTTGCAGTTTGCCAATGCTGATACAAATCCTGATCCGATCGTCGGTATGATTGCAATACAGAGATTGCTGATTGTGTTCGGTTCAAAGTCAGGTGAGATTTGGCAGAACACAGGCATAGCTGGTGTACCGTTTGAGAGGATCATAAATGGCACATTCGAGGAAGGATGCCTTAACGCTGCTACAGTAGCCATTGAGGACAATAGTGTCTACTGGGTATCAAATGACTTCACAGTACGTCGCCTTGAGGGCATAACGCCCGTTCGAGTGAGCACTCATGCCATTGAGACAGCCCTTGCTGCATCAACTGTATCGACACTTGAGGCATTCACATACGACCAGGGTGGGCATTTCTTCTATGTCCTGACAGCGAATGAGGGTACGTGGGTATTGGATATCACCACATTTACATGGCACGAACGCAAAACGCACCTGAAGCCAAACTGGAATGCCCGTTATCACGCCAAATTCGCCAATAAGGAACTGGTCGGTGATTTCGAGTCGAACAAGATTGGATATTTAAGTTTTGATAGCGATAAATCCACTATCAGTGCGGGTTCGTTTGTTGTTGGTGGTTCTTATCAAATCAGTGTTGTTGGGTCTACAAATTTCGTATCAATTGGCGCAGCGTCTAGTACAGTTGGAGTAATCTTTATAGCGACTGGAGCAGGGTCCGGTACAGGGTCAGCAATTGAAGTTGGAGCATATAAAGACTGGGGATTGACTCAACGCATGGAATGGACTTACATGCCGATATACGCAGAAGGTCGCAGAGCATTCCACGACAGGCTTGAGATTATCCTTGAAACTGGTATCGGAACTACGACAGGTCAGGGTGTTGACCCGAAGATTATGCTGCAGTACTCCGATGATGGTGGTGATACGTGGACATCACTGCCTGACAAGCCCTTAGGCGCACTGGGCAAGCGTGTGACCCGTGTTGTATGGACTAATCTGGGTTCGTCCACCCAGCGATCATACAGAGCGTCTGTGTCGGATCCTGTGTCCATTACCGTGATTGACACCTTGCTTGAGGGCAGGGGAGGTCGATTATGAATGGATTGAAGCCATTTCGACACATTCCAACGAACCTGGTTGAGTGGTCAAAGTGGATGCGTGACCAGGATTTGGTTAATTCAAGCTCACTTGACTCTGCTATTGAGAGCGCATCCACAACATCCACATCAACATCAACATCAACCACGACTGAACAACGATGGATTGTCGAAGACTTTGACGGCAATTACACGTTACGCGATGCCGACGATGGCAAGATATTACGCTCGATTAGCGCCAGCGCGACTAACTTTACCGTGGAGGGTGGTTGGTTGAACGGGGAAAATGGACAGGTCGTTATTCTGCAGTACGGTGCAGGTACAGTAACGGTTGTGGCGAGTGGGGCCACTATCCGTACACCGTCAACATTAGTCATCAATGAGCAATACGGGTCCGTGACATTGATTCAGATTGACACTGATGAGTTTATGATAGCGGGACGTATGTCGCCATGAAACTTGTAAAGAAAGCCGACAGTCGGCAGATGCGAGATGCGATATTCAAACTTGAGGACCATCTCAAGACCTTACCGCAGGTCGAGATAGAATATATTCACAGATTCACGCCGGGGCTGTACACGCGGGAAATGCGTGTACCAGCGGGGGTAATGTGTACCGGGGCTATTCATAAGACCGAGCACATTTCTATATTCCTGGAGGGGCGCATGCTGATTCCTGATGCCAATGGTGGCAGTGTTGAGATAGTGGCGCCGATAGTTGAAACAGCCAAACCTGGGATCAAGCGGGTTGGTTTTGCTTTGGAGGATGTCAGGTGGATTACTGTACACCCGACAGAACTTACAGATGTTGATGAGATAATGGATGAGATAGTGACCAACAACCCCGAAGAGGCGCAGCGTATTATTGACGGTGGTATGATTGGCTTGGAGGGAAACAAATGACAGCAATGATAACAGCGGCAGTGGTTGCTACGGCAGGTTCTGCGGTAATGGCTAATCAGGCAGAAAAGGCAGGCCAGGCGGCTACTACTAGAATCCTGAATGCTGAAGAGAAAGCCCTTGCTGAACAGACCCGGCAATACGAGCAGACCAGAGATGACTGGGCACCGTGGCGTGATGCAGGAACCAATGCACTAGCTCAACTGGATGACCCGGAGGCTAACTTTCAAAAGTCTCCCGGATACCAGTTCAGGCTTGATGAAGGCACTCGCAACACTGAGAACGCATTCTCTGTCAAAGGTGGTGGTGGGAATGCCATGCGAGCACTGGTTGACTACTCACAGAACTACGCCTCCAACGATTACGGCAACTGGTATGACCGACAGTTGGGCAGGGCAGGACTTGGCACACAGGGAACCGCTTATACCACTCAAGCAGGAATGAATGCCGCTAACCAGAATACAAACTCCATCTGGAGGTCTGGTGTGAATCAAGCGTCGATTGGTCTTTACGGTGCCAACCAGCAAGCCTCTCACATGGCAGATGCATGGGGTTCACTGATAGGTGGTATTAAGGGCTATGCTGGCAGAAATAAATCAATAGATGAAATAGAAGACCCAAACAGCCTCAATGGTTTTAAGTGGAGCGGCTAGATGCCTATTCAATTTCCAGGAGCAAGACCTATAGCCCGCCCGATGGATGTGGCTAATCGTGATGTTAACGCTAACCAGATGCAGACCAATAACGCACTGATTAACGATGCCCAGCGTATGAAAAATCAGGGTCTGAAAACCGAGATGGATGATACTGAAAGGTTGAAGGTTGCGCGTGAGATGAAGGTCATGGCAGGGCGCGGAATAGAGATGATGAATCGGGGTGTACCTGTTGATTCATTCCGTAATGACCTTGCAGACTGGTTCATGCAAAGAGGTATGGATGTCAGCAGAATCCCAGAAGCGGGTAGTGACCCAAGAGAGTTCATGGAAGGATTTGAGAATCTGGGTCGATCTGCAGATGACGTTATTGCCTCGCTTGTACCACAGATGCAAGACCTTTCTGCAGAAGATACGCCACACGCACAGCGCGGTCTAGACGGCGAGGTTAATGTAGTCGGATTTCGTGAGCGCGGCCCAAATTCAAACATGCAGGACTGGGCTAAATTACAGGAAATTGGTAATGAGTTCGGTGTAGATTCTGACGAGTACCGACAATATGCTGCGATGGTGGTAACTCCAAAATATGGATCCATTGCTGGCGTACCAAGTCAATATGGTACTGGTGGAAGTTCAACTCCATTATCAACACAACCGGCAGAACTTGATTTTACCCAGAGAGAAGCACAAGCCAAAGAGCAAGGTTCAAGGGCCGGTCAACCAACAACTGCACAAGAGAAGATTGACGCTGCTTATGCACCTGAATACATCGCATTTACGCAGGGTGGGTATCAGGATGCAATAAAGGGCATTGAGCAATTGGGTGCAGTGCAAATAGAACTTAACGATCCAAACGCAGACCTTTCAGGATGGGCGGTTGCCAGTCAACCAGATATTTTGTTGTCAGTGACCAACCCGGAAGCACTGCAAGCCAGGGAGCAAGTTGAGGAGGTCGTACAGAGAAACCTGAGATTGATTCTCGGTGCTCAGTTCACCGAGAAGGAAGGTGTTCGATTAATTGCTCGAGCGTACAACCCTTGGATGGAAGAGAAGTACAACGCAATCCGAATCAATCGACTTGTTAAATCAATCAGGGAGGCAGCAAATGCCAAGGTTGCTGCCGCCAAACATTACGAGCAACATGGAACCCTGAAAGGGTTTGAGTCCAAGGTGAATTATAGTTATTCAGACTTCTATGATGTTCTGGATGACCAGACACCATTGTCTGTTGGTGATGTGTACAAAGGCAGAACGTATCTTGGTGGAAACCCGAAAGAACGCAGTAGTTGGGAATAGATCATGGCAGAACCTTGGGAAGAAGACTGGGAAGGTGAAACTAAGGCCGAAGGTGGGTCAGAACCTTGGGATGAGGATTGGGGTGGTGATGACAACACATCCAAATCCGAAAATGCCGCCAAAGACTTGAGGTTCCTGGGTGTGGACCCGGTTGGTGCTGGAGAGGCAATGCTTGCCGTTGGTAGTGGTCTTGCAAATGAAGCGGCCCGTGGCGTTGCTGGAATTGCTGGTACTGGTGCTGGACTTATCGAGGGTGCATTCGAGGGTGTTGGTCTTGCCGAAGATGACAACGAAACTCCAAATGCTGTTGGTAACAAGTGGCTTGAGGCTGTTCCTGACTTTACTTATGAACCGAGAACGCTCGGTGGTCAGTGGGGCGTGAAGGGTGTCGGTGCCGGCATGGAAAATGTTGTTGAAGAAGTCAAGAAGACTGGATCCCCTGCTGCCTATGCTGGTGCTCGAGTTGCTGGTGCAAGTCCTGAAGAGGCATCACTGTCAATGCAGGATTACATGGACCAACCAAACGCACTGGGTGAGGGGGCATTCCAGGTAACTGGAAATCCGTGGGTTGCAACTATAGTTCAAATGTTGCCAGAACTTGCTGCTGCTGGATTCCCGGTGAAGAAGGGTCCGGTTCGTACTCCAAGAAAAAGCATCGCACCAGACATGCCAGAACCTGGGTTTGGTGGTGTTGGATCCCCGGACATACCGGCCCCAAGAAGGGGCGCACCACCAGGCGCACCTGAAGGAACGATTCTCAATCAGTTAAGGGCAGCAATAAAGAAGAACGACAAGCAGAAAATAATGGAGTTGGTTAATGCTAATCCTGCCATTGTTGCTGCGTTCGAGCACCTCAATATTGAGTTCACACCCGGTATGGTTTCTGAGTCGATGCCAATTCGACAGACCGAGGCCGCATTGGGTTCAGTTGCCGACAGTAATATTCCAACACTACACAAGGGTGTTCAGGGTGAACTCACAGCAAGAGCAGAGAAATTAGTCAAGGATTCTGGTGGTGATCCCAATAGTCCTGCAACGATGGCAGATAATATCGAGACTGCATACGATGATATTCATGCTGGCTACGTTAGGCGTGAAAAGGCTGGATGGGATGAGCTTCGAGAGAAGATTCCCCGCGGTTCACCAATGGACCTTGAGGATGCTGCCAGGGGGGTGTACGAACGTGTAACTGATGCAGGCCGGCGCGGAAATATTGAGGATGGTTTGTTGAGTGTATCGAAGCACGACCGTGAGTTGTTTCGTATGACTCACGAACGAGTGCCGGTAGAAACTAAACGCATGCACGAAGGCAAAGAGATTACTGATGTCACTTACGAGTGGCAATACACTGAACCCAAGTACGCGGCTATAGATGCTTTCCGTAGAAAACTCGGTCGTGGCATGGATGGTATGGACGATTTCCGTGGTGCTGATGCCGGGGAGTTGGACTTTCTTTATAGACAGATGGCAGAGGCGCAGGGAAGGGTAGCAATAGGCAACAATTACGGCGAACTTTGGAGGTCTACGAACAATCTGACTATAGGCCGAAAAGCACTTGAGGAATCAATGAAGCGTGTCGGCGGTGCTAGGTTGAATCAGTCCGTTGTGACCAGACTGAAAACAGCAACACGGTCTTTGATGGATGGTGACGTTAAGAAGTGGGACCAACTGTTCGATGACCTACCTGTAGACCAGCGCAGTGCAGCAGCAGCACAGGCACTCACAACTGTTTTATTCACTGCAGGAAAGGGTACAAGGTTGTCTGAGTCGTTCCTTGATAACTTCCTGAAGATCAAGCGTGATCCGAAATTGCGTGACAGACTATTCAAAGAACTTCCACCGGAGTCAAGAAAGACGTTCATGAATATTGGTGAGGCAGCATCAGGATTCTATCGCATGATGGATCGGTCGTTATCGAACCCGTCTGGTACTGCTGTCACTCAGTACATCATCAGGAAACTTGAAGACCCAGGGTTCCTGGATAAGATATTTGGTGGAGCAATTGACAAGACCACTGGTCGGGTTCCGGTCATGGGTGAATGGGTATCGACAATGTTCCGCAGGACCAAAGATCAGAAGCAAGCACAGGCAACGGCACGATTGACTGCTGGTGCAAACTTGTTATCGGATCCTGCCTTGCGTCGAGCAATAATTGAGTACGCTGCTGGCAAGGTCGAGGCGGCCAACAAAATTTTAGTTGATTCCAAGTCGTGGGCAGACTGGATTAAGACGCAACCAATTCCACAACAAGCTCGCATTCGTGCTGCTGGTATAGTGGCGCTATTCGATGAGGACAACCAATGAGTCAATTATTTCACCTACCACAGGCTGTCCGTGTAAACAGCACGGGCACTCCTTATGCGTTGGCAGAGGCTAATTTCTACCTGACTGGCACTACGACGAGAACAAATAGCTACACCGATAGTGCCCGAACAACCCCACACGCAAATCCGGTAGTTGCAGATGCTGCGGGTCAGTTCGCACCTATCTATCTGGATCCAGCCATAACCTACCGGTCCATTATCACCGAGGCATCTGCAGGTGCAGTTCTGGATGATACCGATCCCTACGGCACTCCATTAACATCATCTGATATTTTGGTAGTCGATGCAGGTGGATATTACGCCGGCACAGAGGTCGAGACTGTACTTGCAGACATCGGCGCGAACTTTCCAAGAAACGCCACCACCGAGACAATCAGTGCAAACTGGACTTTCAGTGCAAGTTTGTTAATGGCAGATAATATTATTCAGCGTCCTGAGATACAGGACTTCAGCATCACTCACAATGCCATCACCTCGACATTGAATGCGATTACTGCAGATTGCTCCACTGGTAATTCGTTCTATCATCTGCTTACAGAAAACACCACATTCACACTGTCAAATCCATCACCGACAAATTCCCTGTGCCAGATTATAGTTCGTATTCAGCAGGGCGGTGCAGGTGGTGCTTATACAGTCACATGGCCTGCCTCTGTTTCATGGGCAGGTGGGTCCAGCCCCACACAGACAGTGACTAACGATGCGGTGGATAAATATACTTTGACCACATCAGACGCCGGCACCGCCTGGTTTGGCGAGTTCGGACAAGCGTACGGATCCGCATGAGCCTGACGCTTTTCATACCTTCCGGGACCGCACCTGCTGTTGTGCAGGTTCCATCGGGTATTATTTTTGAACGTACTGGTGAAACCGGGACAATATTCTCAGGCTGTAAATTCGACGCCGATGGGTCTATATATGCCAGAACTTTTGCAGGAGCGTGGCAAGTCGTAGGCACCTGGTTGGTTGCAGGAGCGGCGAGTGGTTATTGGATATCGCGATCGATTGATACAGGTTTTTTAACGACTGATGCCGGTGCTGGTCCTTTGGTATTGAGTACTGATCGCGAATACGACTTGCAGATGAACAGAAATGGTGAAAAAAATAGCGCCGTAACATTCAGCATATCGAGTGATGTTAGTGGCAGTCCGGTAGTGGCTAATGGAACTTATATATTTTCAGCAGATCGGGGTTTGGTGTAGTGTTAATTGCTCCGGGATTGCTTGATGGGATATTGGCCAAAGCTATTAACCTTAGATCAATTGGAACTTGGGAAACGTTCACAAATGGCAGGTCTGCGGGTAGTGTTCCA